CACAAACTCCTGCATCCACTGTAGGTCCAACTGGCAAGTCCTGTAAGCATGGTGTAATGTCACAGCGTACAGGCTCTGGTGCTAAGGGTCCTTGGAAGGCATATATGTGCCCTTCACCAAAGGGAACTCCTGACCAGTGCGAACCAGTATGGCTTCGCCGTGGCGATGCAGAATGGAATAGTTTCTAAACAATGAGAACACTTGCCCGCGCCGTAGGTTCTAAAGACATAGGTGGCGAACCGCTGCCAACAGTATTTCGTACCTTTGATATCAATAAAATCGTATTTCGGCGTGCCGAGGTTTCGATGATTGCTGGTACTCCTGGCGCTGGTAAGTCTTCCGTTGCTTTAGCCATTGCACTTCGTGCAAAAGTTCCAACATTATACGTGAGTGCTGATACTAATGCTCACACTATGGCTATGCGCCTGCTGTCTATGATTACTAGCAAGCCTCAAACTGATGCAGAACACATGCTTGAGTTTGATGTTGCTGGTAGTCGCAAGACCATTAACGAAAACTCGGGGCATATCTTTTGGTCATTTGAGTCAAGCCCAACGCTTGATGACCTTGACCAAGAGGTATCTGCTTTCGAGGAGTTGTGGGGCTGTTCGCCAACTCTCATTGTTGTTGATAACCTTATGGATATTTCCAACGATGGCGGAGAAGAGTTTGCAAATATGCGTTCAACTCTAAAAGAACTCAAGTACCTCGCAAGAGATACTAACGCTGCTGTTTTAGTACTTCATCATACGAAGGAGTCCTATACAGGTACACCGTGCCAACCACGCTCTGCTTTGCAGGGTATGGTTGCACAGTTACCTGCTCTTATCTGTACCGTGGGTACTGATGCCCCTGGCTTTATTGCCATAGCACCAGTGAAGAATCGGTATGGAAAGGCAGACCCATCAGGCAATACTGCCTATTGGTTGAACTTTAATCCTGAATACATGGATGTCTCTGACATCGCTGAGAGGTTAAAATGAGTATATTTGAACCCATAGTTCCTGACCCTAATTGGGGTCTTCCTACAGTAGACGTAGACCCAGAGGAATGGGAAGATGATGACTAAACATATAACAGAACTAAAACCAGATTATACAAGGGCGATGGATATACGTGGTGTACCTACCAGTATATGCATCTGTGGGAGTTTCATATGGAACCTGAAAGCATCATTTGATGAATACGGTAGCATAAGTATGTATTTTCTAGATATGGAGTGTGCTGACTGTGGAACGCAGGCAACCGCGCCAATTGAGGAGTAATAATGAAACTGACAACATACACTTGGATAATGGCTGCTGTAGTCTTTGCGGGAACTTTACCCCACGCTGTGGGTGCGATGTTCCTACAAGGACAAATGCGGGCAATCGACGCAACAGCATCATGCAAAAATCTAAGTTACGTACCAATATCGGAGATGAAACGACTAGCAAAGCGAATCGCTAAGAACCGAGTAATGACAACGTACAACAGTAAATACGAGTGGAAAGCACTCTTTACTTTGTGGGACAAGGAATCTCGCTGGGATTATACAGCGAAGAACCCCCACTCAACCGCCTATGGAATCCCTCAGATATTAAATATGGATGAGAAGACTCCTATGGCACGTCAGATTGATTTAGGATTAAAATATATACAGGCTCGTTACGATACCCCTTCAAAGGCATTAGCCTTTCATAATCGTTACGGCTGGTATTAAATAATGGGTGGTCGCGCTGCCAAGGCTAAGGGTGCAGGAGCCGAACGAGATGTAGTAAAATACCTCAAGGAATGGTTTCCATATGTAGACCGTAGACTTGCTGGCGCGACACTCGATAAAGGTGATATCTCTGGGATTCCTGGAGTTACCATTGAGATAAAGAACCATGCCAAGATGGATTTGGCTGGTTGGACAGAAGAGTTGATAGTCGAGATGACTAACGACAAGGCGTGGACAGGTGTAGTCGTGCACAAGCGAAAGGGACGGGGTAATCCTGGAGATTGGTATGCGACTATGCCTGTACATGTATGGATAGATTTGCTTAGGAAGGTACTAGATAAATGATTATCTATGACTTATTCTCTGGCACTGGCAGTTCAACACAGGCATTTAAAGATGCTGGACACACAGTTGTATCATTTGAGATTGATGGCAACTTCGTTGCTACCCAGCATGTAAACATCTTAAACCTTAAAGCAGCAGACCTGATTGCTAAGTATGGTCGCCCTGATTTTATTTGGGCATCACCACCATGCACAGCCTTTTCAGTAGCCTCTATGACTAAGCATTGGGAGAAGAAAGATAAACTTGCTTATCCTAAAACAGATGGTGCTCTCAAGGGTATGGCTCTGGTTGAGCACACACTTAATTTGATTAAAGAGTTAGACCCTAAGTATGGCTGGCTTATGGAGAACCCAAGAGGCATGCTACGCATCCTTCCACTCATGCAGGATTACATTCGCAGAACTGTGACGTATTGCCAGTATGGTGATACCCGTATGAAACCCACAGACCTTTGGGGAAACCTTTCGGGGTGGACACCAAGGAAACCCTGTAGTAACGGCTCATCTTGTCACATAGCCTCTCCTCGTGGCACTTCATCAGGAACCCAGGCATTAGTCAACGCGACTGAACGTTCTCGTGTACCCTATGACTTAGGAAAAGAAATTATGGAATCACTAGAGGTACTAAATGAAGTATGATAAACCCGATATAGCAGTTATTTTAGAATACTATGGCGCTACTGTCCCAATCCGACGTGGTTGGTTTAGCATGAAGTGTCCATTCCATAATGATAGTCATGCATCTGCATCAGCAACGAGAGACGATAACGCTTTCTGTTGTTTTGCTTGTCAGATGAAAGGCGATGGTTATGCTATAATTATGCAGAAAGAAGGAGTTCAATTCCGTGAAGCAATCAATATCGCAGAGGGAATCTTTAACCAAAGCGGCAAAGTTCTACCACAGCGCTCTACACGAGGCGGAGGACTATCTCGCAGAGCGGGGTCTAACTCTAGAGCAGGCAACTCGCGCTCGATTGGGCGTCGTGCTAGAGCCACTGACGGGGCATGAGAACTATGTCAACAGACTTGCGATTCCGTACATCACGCGTTCAGGGGTGGTTGACCTTAGATTCCGTTCCATGGATTTATCGGAGCCAAAGTATATGGGGCTTACGGGTGCGACTACCCATCTCTATAACGTTGGTGCGTTCTTCAAAGCCTCCTCATATATATCTATCTGTGAGGGTGAAATCGATACGATTACGCTCGATAATGCTTGTGGCATACCTGCGGTGGGTGTCCCAGGAGTCAACAACTGGAAGAAACACTACACGCGGTTACTTGCAGACTTTGATAAGGTATTTCTTTTTGCTGATGGCGATAGCGCTGGTACTGATTTCGCTAAACATCTTGCCAAAGAACTAGGGAATCTAGTGGTGGTGCAGATGCCTGATGGTGAGGATGTAAACAGCATGTATTTAAAATATGGTGTAGAATATTTTCAACAGAAGATTGGAAGTGTTGTCGATGTTGTTTCCTGATAAAGATGGTTTAGTCCACTGCGAGACTGCAGATTGTGACTACAAGACCACCGACCTGTTTGATTTCCTAGACCATGCTGGTGTTGAGTTTACATGGGATGTAAGAGTCACACCTAAATATTCATTTGATTTATTTCAATTCTTGCAGACTGTATCTGACATGATAGACCATGCTGATATAGAAGAAGCCTATCAGGTGGTGCAGGACACAGCGTTCCTTTTCGTCAACGCGTCTAGTGATGAACTAGATGACTTCATTGAGGAGTCAATTGTTGCAGAAGAGGCAGACATGGGGATTAGAAACATCGAGAGGATGTTAAAAGAGAATGGACAAGGATGACATGGGTGCTGTAAAAGCAGTGCTGTACAATGGTTTTAACGTATCTGACATGGATGAACATGAACCAGACCAGTTGGAATTAGATATCTGGGCTATATCAGATGAGTTAAATAATCTTCTACTGTCCAAACATAAGGATTATGGTCCTAAGAATATCTCTCAGGCTCCTGGCGGTGCTATCAATGGGCTACGTGTACGCATGTGGGACAAGATGGCTCGTATCAATAACCTGTTAGATAGCAATCGTCACGACACACCCGCACACGAATCCCTTGAGGATTCCTTTAGAGATTTAGCAAACTATGCTATCATTTCCATACTCGTACTGAAAGGTAAATGGCCAACAGAATGAAAATCTTTGGACCCTATAAAGGCAGCAAACAAAATGGTGGGAGACCAATCTATGTTTTCAAACGTAAACAAAAAGATGGCACAACCGTTACTACTTCTAGCAACAAGGCTCGCGTGGATTTTGAAAAAGCCACAGGAAAAACCTTATCAAGAAAAACAGATGTAGACCATAAAGATAATGGTGGTCGTGCTGGTCACGATGGCAGGGGTAATCTCCAAGCCATGACGCACTCGGCTAATGTTGCTAAAGAAAATAAGCGACGCGCAGGTAAACCTGCTGTGAAGAAAGCGACGAAAAAGAAGCCATGAAAAATATAGTTTGTATATCCGACTTGCAGGTTCCATATCATGATGTAGAAGCCACGAAGGCTGTGGCTAAGTTTATCCAATGGTATCAACCTGAGACAGTCGTCTCTTGTGGAGACGAGATGGATATGCAGACGATTAGTAAGTGGAGCAAGGGTACTGAACTAGAGTATGAACGCTCTATTGGTCGTGACCGTGACCTTACACGCAGTGTGCTGTATGACTTAACAATTGAGCACATGGTGCGCAGTAACCATACTGACCGCTTGTTTAATACTGTGGCTATGAGAGTGCCAGGACTTCTTGGTTTGCCTGAGTTACAGTTAGAAAACTTTCTTGGTCTTGATGAACTTGAGATTAAATATCATACTGACCCATACGAACTAGCCCCTGGCTGGTTACTTATGCATGGTGATGAAGGAAACGTACAGCCTAGTGCTGGCGCTACTGCATTGGGCTTAGCAAAGCGTTCAGGTATGTCTGTGGTGTGTGGTCACACGCATCGCATGGGCTTAACACATCAGACTCAAACCTATCGTGGTGGTAAGCCACGTACCATTTGGGGCATGGAACTTGGTAATCTTATGGATTACCGTAACGCAAAGTATATCAAGGCTGGGCTATTCACATGGCAACAAGGCTTTGGCATCTTGCATGTAGATGGTAAGAATGTAACCCCACAGATAGTACCTATCATCAATCAGTCATTCACTGTTGATGGGAAAACTTTTAAGTGGTAGTTACTGAAACATATGCTGGCGTTGTTGGTGCTATAGCCTACGAGTATTCTCGCAAGTACCACATGTGTGATGCTGATGATATTCGTCAGGAACTATGGGTATGGTTTCTTGAGCATCCAAATAAAGTTAAGACATGGGAAGAG